ACGGCTAAAGAAATAAAAGAAACTCAAGCAAAAATAAAAGCATTGACTACCAAAGTAAACAAAAATAAGAAAACAATTGCGAGAGATGCTAATAACTCTATTCGTGTTAGTTCTCTCAAGGTCTTAGAAATGACCGAAAGAAATACAGGACAGCCTGTAAATGATTTAAAAGAACTGTTAGCAGATAGAAAAATACAGGATTTGTTAGGGAGGAAAGTAAATCCTACAAAAGAAGGGGTATCTATCATTCCTAAAATAAACATTGCATTGCCTCATCACTATATACCATTCAAGGGAAAATATACCGACGAAAAACTAAGAGAGTATTTGAAGACTGATTCCAAAGCAAAAGGAATGAAGCAAACTAGAGGCAGAAAAGGTGCTATGATAGTTGATGGTCAAAGTGTTCAAAAGGAAGCCATACAAAGAATATTTAATTATTTACAGTATCTATTAACCAAGATACAGGAAGAAGAAGAGGGAACTACTCGGAAAAAAATAAACGAATTAAGGCGACTACTAACTGAAAGAAACACAAAAATATTAGCAAGTCTACAAGATAAAGAAGAATCCTTAACAAAATACACAAAACCATTTTATGAGACTCTACAAAAAGAGTTGAGAGAATTAAGAGACATTTCAAAACTAAAAGGAACTAGTGATGAAAAGAGAATGTTAGTTGCTAAACAAATATTTGAAGGAACAAAATATGGATTAGAAATGATAAGAGACGCTATTACTATTTTACAAGGAGATAGTGTAAGCGATGATAAAATAGAACGATTAGTAGATGTAAAAGAAAAGGCACTATCGAGAGGCAAGATTGACGACACAAAAAGCCAAAAGCGGAGAAGAAAATTAACACAAGGCAGGAAAGCCTTGCTCGAAATAAGAGAAAGAATCAATGAATTAAAACAGAAAATAGACAAGCAGAAAGCAGGGAGAGAAAAGGAACAACAAAAATTAATGTCACTTTCTGCAACACAAAGAAAAGATAAGAAAAACGAGGTCGCAAATAAAATAAGAAGTAAGGTGGCCGAGTTAGATAAGAAAATAAAAGAAAATGAGAAAGAAGCCGAAAGACTCACTAAAGATATTAATAGAAGAATAAAAGGTTTGGGCAAATTCTTACAAGAACAAGAAATTTCTGATGTCAAAGGAAGAAAAGATAAGAAACTAGAAGATGCTTTCAAGAAAGCAGACTTAGTTGGTAAAGAAGCATACAAATACTTCGATGTTGTTATGCCGACATCGGGTGACTACTATTTTGCTAGAAGACAATACCCTATGCATGACGAGTTAAAGGGTTTTTCCGCATTAGAAACAATAGTGAAAGATATTCAAAAAACATTAGAAGATGATAAAATTGTAAATGCTATCAAAGGAACATACAAAAAACTCACAGGAAAAACTGTCTTTGAACAAGACACTACTACTACTGACAAGAAAAAACAACTTAAGAGAGCCTTAGACCAACTACCGGACTTTGTTAGAAGAAGGGTCGAAATGAAAGAAATGCTTTCACCTATTCCCGACTTCGTTGTAAAAGATATGTTAAAGAAAGAAGCAGAACTTTCAACAGGCTTACTTTCTGCTCTAAAAAATCTAAGTCTTGTTGGGCTAATAGATGATAATAGTCCAGTATCTTTTGGTGTTGAAGATACTAGGACTTGGAAGTTAAGTGAAATGGAAAGAAAGAAAGTCACTATAGAGGGTCAAAAGTTTGCACCTATATTCCCTATGATAATTCATTCGGAGTTTACTAGGAACTTAAAACAAATAGAAGAAGATGTAAAAGTCGGCAAAACAAAAGAGATTGGGGTTCAGCAAGTCAAAGACTATTGGAATGTTTTATTCGATAAGGTTAGGGCTAAAGCAGATGCTATAAAACAATTAGAAGATGCAAAAGAACCAAGCAAAGAACGGTTTGGAACTGTAATAGAAGCACTAAATAATCTAAGTATTAAAACAAAAGAGCAAGAAAAAATTGAGGAACAAATGGAGCAATTCATAAAACTGATGGATGAAAAACAAGAAATACTTACAGTATTACGAGAAGTAGAAGTGTTTGTAGATAAAATTACTAAACTTAGAAAGTCTTTCGCAAGTAAGGCCGATGCTTTAGCGCCACCTAAGCAACCAAACTACGCAGAAGCATTGAAAGAATATGCAGATACTATGATAGATAGGTTTGATGATTTCATAGATAAAGGTATGAAAATACCAGAAGAAATTGATGTGCAAGAAGCATTGACAACATGGGCTAAAGCCAATAAGGTTGATTTAGTAAGTGCCGAAGAAAGATTCTTGGCAGAAGGTAAAAAAGATGAAAAACTTACTGAATCTAAAAAAGTAGAGGCTCGTCTTAAAGAACAAAATAAAAAAGCAAAAGAGACTCTTCCTAATTTATTTAGATTTGAAGGAATCATAAAACTATCAGCAAAACAAAGTCAAGAAATATTAGAAGATACCGCTAGAGCCAATCAAAAGGATTCACTACAAGAGTTATTTGAATCAAACATGACTGATGAAAGTTTAGCAAGAGAGATTATTTTAGAGGCTACTAAAATAGTTTCAAAGGAAGACTATGATAAACTAGCCACTACTAGAGCAAGAAGGGATGCTGAAACATTCATAGAAGAAGTCAAAGAAGTCGTTGAAGCAGAAAAAGCCTTTGACGCACTAGTTAAAACTTTCAAAACTAAGACTAAAGTTTTTGATTTTAGTAAATTGAAAATAGATGCTTCGCAAGATAATATAAAAGAACTATTAGCCAATGAAATGATAGGAAAAGAATTTGCAGAAATGATTGATTTAACAGATGCTTTTGATGCTTACAGAAAACAACACAAGAAAGTCCAAGAAAAACATTTAGAAAATATAGAAGGACAGAAAAAAATTCAAAAAGAAGCAGATGATTCTTTGGCAGATATAATTAAAAACTTTAGAGGTAGTTTTGATATGGATTTAGTTTCTACAGAAAAAAGGCCGACTATTGAAGAAGAGAAAGATGAAAAATATGAAATGTTCAAGACTAGAATACAGTTTACGAAAAGAGGTGGCATTCGAGTATTAGCAGAAAACAATCCTAAGTTTGCTGAAAAATTTGCTAAAGAAGATACAAGGGATAGTTATGAACTAAAGTATAATGATAGCAAGAAACAAGGAACATTCAAAGAACTATTAGAGGATTTCAAAGCACAAAAGCAAGAAGAAGACCAAAAAGAACAAGAAAGATTAAGATTCTTAGAAGAACAAGAAGGAGGCTGAAAAATGACATGGGATTATTATGAAGAAGGTAAAGAGTTTATCTTAAAGAAAGAAGAAAAAGTAAAAAAGAACATATTAGACACATTAGATAAAAAACAAACTAAGCGTCTAAAGAAAACATTACAAGCCGCACAACCAACAGAATTTTTTGGTCAAGACTTTACTAAGTTAGGTGAATTGATTAGAGCATTAAAAGATGTAGAATTAGTTAAGTCCGATAAAAAACTCACAAAGAAAATGAAGTCTATGGATGAACGGAATGTAGATATAGTCGCTTCGGCTACGGAACTTCGTAAGGACTATGAGTTACTTTACAGGCAATTAAGAGATTTAGTATATCCACCGAAGGAGGAAAAGAGATGAGCGAAGAAAATACAATTAATGAAGAACTACTTGAAATTATTAAAGCCCTTAGTGCTAAGATAGAAAGTTTAGAGAAAGCAGTTTACAATGACGATAACTTACTAATGAAGTCCGGTTTTGTTGTTGTAGATAGTCCAACTCCTAAGATGAATCACGGAACTATCGGTGGTTCACCATTGAAAGATGTTGGAAATATGGACTGGAAAGATATTCATAAGATGGTAGAAAATGTAGGTGGACAATAATGCCGGAAAGAGTAACAAAGGAAGAAAGAATAATTAGCCTTGCTATTGAAAAAGCAAGAAAGGCTAAAGAAGAATTAAGCGCAAAGAAAAGAAAGAACATTGAGCCAACTCAAGTATTGGAAATAGATACAGACCCCGAAGTTGAGAAGATTAAGAGGCCAAAGGTGCAAGATGTTAAAACTAAAATTACTAACAATGATGGCACACATTCGGGATATGGTTTAGCCGGTGAAACTAACAAGTGATTTACATGCCTCTCCTTATTGAGAAGGATAAGTCAATATCCACAGATATTCTAAGACTCTTTGAAAGAACAAGAGTCGCTTATCTTTCAGCAAGAACCGACCCAAATGAATACGGTTCTAAATGGAGAAACGCAGTAAATAAAATCAAAGAAGCATATGAAATGACCGATGCTCTTTCAAATGAACTCAAGGACTATATTGATGAAGACTTATTAGAATCAAAAGATGTCTCCGATGTTAGCACTAATAATGCTGAAAAATTATATGAAGGAATCAAGGCACTAAGATATTCTTCCGATGAAGTTAGCGACCCTTTCGCTAAAAAATTCAAAGGTAATGTATTAGAAGCGTTATTAGATTCACCGGAACTTATGATTAAGTTTGTTCATTATGCTATTAGAGAAGATGACAAGGCATTACCAAAAGAAGCATATTCAATTAAAGATATGAAACCCGATGATATTACAGATGGTTTAACAGGATTAGATTTAGAAGTTGATGATGTTGCGTTATACATCATAGAACATTATGGTGATGATAAAGATTCTAAGAAGGTTGAGTCTAAAGTTAAAGCCGCTTTGAATATGCTAGAATTAATATTCTTATCTAAGAATACTAAAGAAGAGTGGCTTGAATTAGAAGACATAGATACAGATTTAGATGAGACTAAGGCTAGAGAGGAAAAAAATGATGATAAAAAAACTATTCTCAAAGAAAAGAAATCCGATGAAGAAAAAGCCCAAAGCGATTTCATTGTTCCTAACAAACCAATGTATAGAATATTTACAATAGAAGATATGAATGAATTAAAAGGATTTAGTGGTGAGTTTTATGTTCAAGAAAAATACGATGGATTTAGAATTCAATTACATAAAATAGATAAGAACATAAAAGTTTATGATTATACAGGTAAAGATATTACATCAAAATGTAAAGAAGCGGTTGAAGAACTAAAGAAAAAACATTTTGGTGATTGTATCTTGGATGCTTCATTAGTTTTATTTGATGGTGAAGATTCACTAAAGAGAAAAGAAGCCGTAGAATACTTAGAAGGAAAAAGAGAAGGTAAGGTTAGGATTCATGTATTTGACATTATGAGACACAATGAGGAAAATCTCATGGAAGACACATTACAAAATAGAATGCAGATAATGTTTAACAACTATTCTATACATTCTAGTGAAGCATTGACATTCCCATCTAAAAAAGATACTAGAGTAGCAGACAACCTAAAAGATGTAGATGAGTATGCTAAGAAAATCATGGAAATGCCAACAGCAGAAGGGGCTATGATTAAGGATGCAACTTCTACATATTTCTTAGGAACAAAGAAAAATCCAAAATGGATTAGATGGAAACCTGTTGTAGAATTAGATTTAATTGTTCTTGATAAAAAGAAAAACGGTTCTAACTTTTCATACAAATTAGGAGCAGGGCCAATTGAAGAGGATGGAGAAAAAATAGAAGGTATAAACTATCTTGATGTGGGTAGTGCTACTAATACTAAAGTTTCAGCAGATGTCGGAGAAGTAGTTAGGGTTTCTATTGATAAGGTAAAAGAAGTAAAAGGTAAGCCTGTAGTTTATTCAGCAAAGATAAACGAAATTGCCGAGTGTAAAACACCGGACAAGTTAGTAACCTTACAGATGTTAATTAACGATACTGATAAGTCTCTCAAATATAATGTAGAAGAAGTAGAAAAAGGAATTATAGTTACTGACCATATTCACGGTGAGGCTAGTATAATAATTAAGGGAGACATGGATGGCTTTACTATCTATGGTTTTGAACAGGATAATTTAATGGCTAAGAATGCGTTAATGGATTTAGACTTGTGGAAAGAACAAGCAGAAGAAATAATGAAAACAAAACAATCTAAACTTACAGTTGCTATATTTAATTTCCTAAAACAAAAAGGTGCTAAAACGCCAAAAGAAGTTCACAACTTTTTAGTTAAAAATCACAAAAAGAAGTATCAAGATATATTAGAAAGTAAGGAAAGCCGAGTTAAAGATTGGTTTGAAAATAGAGATGGAATATCTTTTGATGTTAAAACAAAAAAGTTGTTCGCAGAAAATGATAAGATAATGATGGACACTATCAAAAAAGAATACAAAACACCCGAAAAATACAGAAGTGGTGAGTTTAAGATATATCTTAGAGATGACGATAACCTAAACATAGTGATGAAGTTAGATGATGAAAGTATTAATTGGATGGTTAGACTAGATTCACAAGATGATGTGTTTGAATTATTTGGAAAAGCGGGCAAATTCCCTGCTATTGTTGCTAAGAATGTATCTAAGCGCAAATTAATTGATAGCGGTGATGTTAAGTTGGGTGTTCAAAAGGAAGGCTATCATGAATATTTCTTAGATGGTAATAAGTTTGAAACTAAACTTCATGTTAGAATGCTTGAAGTTAAAGGAAAAAGAATGTGGTTAGCATGGACAGGCTATGAACAAAAACCTGCTGATACTGATGCGGATAAAGGATTGTGGAATATTTATGAAGATAAATATAGTAGTCTTGAATTACCTCCAAAAGAAGATTAATTGTTTAAAATAACCGTGTGTATTATATATTAAAAGGAAATTTTCTCCCTTTGAGCGAAATGGCATCGGCAGTTCTAGCAACTAGGAATGATGGGTTTACCATCCTTAAGGCTAGAAGTGACGACTTAATGATTGGCGGATATGCTAGCATTGAAATTGTTGATAAGCAAAATGATTTGATTACACTACCTGCTTTGAAAGAAGCAGTTATTAAGTTCATGAAAGATTCTAAATTTAGAAATGTCATGACAAACCATTCCAATGTTCAAGTTGGAGAAGTTGTAGATTCTTATAGAGACAGCACAGGTAGACTTTGGAAATCCGAAGTAGATGATGTTGGTTTCTTTGTAGTAATTAAACTACGAGATGATATAGAAAAAGCCAAAGAAGTTGGCAGAAACATTCGCAAAGGGTCATTGAGGTCTTTTAGCATAGGAGGTCAAGCCCTCCAAAAAGTAAAGAAAAGTAATGAAAACTTGGGTGAGTATAATGAAATCAGCAAGTTAGAATTGCATGAAATTACTATATGCGAAAAAGGAATTAATCCCGAAGCGAGATTCGATATTTTGAAACAAGATAAAGGAGACAAAAACATGAGTAATAAACTGGAAAAAGCCCTAGCAGAACTAGACACTTTGCTAGAAGAAGTAAATACGCTTCGTAAAGAAGAAGAGATGCTCGATGAAAAGGGCATGCATGAAGACGAAAAGGGTATGCATGATGAAGAAAAAGGCATGTATAAAGATGACGAAATGATGGATGAAATGATGGAGCATCAAGATATACCTACCGATGAGTTGGAAATGGAAGATGAGGAAGACGAAAAGGGCATGGGCGAATATAAAGATGAAGAAGCAAAGGCTTACTTGAGAACTCTTGATGGTGCAGGAAACCAAATTGGAGAACCTGCTGACCGTATTGTTATTAACAACGGTAAGCCAACTTCATCCGACATGCCTGTTGTAAAGGCATTTAACAATGGAGAGTTTGATACTCTTGATTTGTCAGTTGGAAACATTGAGAAAGCATATGAGGCTTTCCGACAAGAACAACTTGAA